GCCCCCTTGGGGCGTCACTCAGGTGAGTACTTCACCGTTCCTACGCATGAATAACAATGAACCACGAACCGACTGGATACCTCCTATAACCGTTCTTCAGGCCGCCAACATGGTCAATTCGTTGACCGGCGCTCTGGAGCAACCGACACTGCCTGCCTCTTATGATAAGTCTAGCATTGGTTATGCTGCTTATCACGAGTGGATTGACAGTGTTCGTGGTCGTAGGGTTCCGGGTAGCAAGCCATGTTCTCACTATCGACGTACTATTTCAGTAGGTGGAGGGGGTTTCCCCGCTAACCTGCCGATCTATTACATTAATAGCGTTAACTCAGCTAATGGGATCTGGAAGTTGTATAAAAATGTCGACCCTCGGGTCGCTTTTGATAACTTCGTCCTAGCCCATGCTACCGGTGCGTCCGTGTTTCAGTGTGGTAACCTGACAAACCCTTTCATGGGTTTGCCCGTTATCGGCAGTCCTTCCTTCGAAGATAGATTCTGTTTATCTCCGTTGAGCTATCCGAATCTTATGGCGCGTGCCCTTCGTGGCATGCTACCTGGGATTCGTCCAGCTGGTGGCTTAAGTCTTCTCAACTCTTTATATGAGTTGAAAGACTTTCGCAGTTTACCGAAGACTCTGAAGAATATCCAACGACTCTTCCAAAAGAAGATCGTTGGGGGCATGAGTTTACGAGCTTTAGCAAGCAAGTATCCTCGTGAGGCCTTACGGCGTATTCTCCACGCGGGTTCTGATGCTTATCTCCAAAAGGAGTTTAACATCGGTCCCTTATTGTCGGATATATGCGGTGTTCGCACTGCCTTGTCCGATGTCCGAGATAAGTTGAACAAACTTATCAAGGACGCTTCTGTTCCTCAGCGAAAGCACTACAAAGTGCTTGTACCTGATTTGAACAATGTCCATCAAGAGAGTAGTTGGACCGAGCCATCGGGTTATACCGACAGGACCGGTTCGTACGCTCGTGATGTCTATTATTCACAGAAGGAGTTCAATATGACGATTGACTACAGCTATTCGCTGCCGCCGACCGTTACGAGAGACAGTCTCCCGTTAGCACTTATGGATCGTTTCGGGGTTAACCTTAACCCTAAAATAATCTGGAATGCTATTCCCTGGTCGTTTGTAGTTGATTGGGTCATTGGTGTGAACCAGTGGCTTGACCAATACAAGATCAGGAATATTGAACCTATAGTTACCATGCGTGATGTCAGCTGCTCCCTTTCGGTAAAGCGTTCCATTTCGGTACGCGGTGCCTTATGGGGGAGTAGCTGTGCGTCAGCGGTCGTGATCGAAGAGTCCTATTGCAGGATTTCAGGTCTCGCACCGCTACACTCGCTTGAAGCGAGCGGGCTTAGCTCTCACGAGCTCAGCCTTTTGACTGCATTGCTGCTTACACGGCGGTAGTCATAACAACGACCGACTTGTATGACCGGTTAAAGTCATACTACTTGCATGCTTAGCAATACATTAGTAACTAACGAAGTCAAGAATGCTGCTGGGACTGAAGTTGAATTCAGCCGCATCAGCTCAACAGCCCGCACCACAGAGTTTGCCCAAGTGGCTGAAACTCCGAATCTTCCTCACCGACTCAAGATTTCGCATCAAGAGATCGGTTCTGGAACTTCGCTCCGGCGGCGTTCGGTTGTGCGTTTCGACAAAACTGTCGCTGGCGCCTCCCTTACACCTCGGACTGTTAGTGCGTATGCAGTAGTTGATGCCCCCGTTGGGGATCTCTCTGCGTCCACCGAGATCAAGAACGTCATTGCGGAATTGATGTCGTTTTGCGCCTCTCTAGGCGCTTCGACGACGATTCTGTATGACGGTACTGGTAACGGTGCGGTTGTTCTAGTAGACGGCGGCCTGTAGTTTATACAGGAACCGATTATCTACTGGTCTTGTACTACCATCAGCCTATGATACGAATATTAGCAGCAGTAATGCTGTTATCCCTTCTTACGGGGTGTACCTTCCATCGGATGGATCTTGGTGTTGATCGCGGCGCACTGGGGAAACCCAGTGAGACGCTTCTTCACGATTCAGTACCGTCAACTCCAAAGTTGCCGGGTGCTGATTCAATATCCTTCCCTACGGTTGGTCCATCCTTCTAAGGCTTGGGCTCTGGCGTTCTCTCACCTAAGTTGTCTCCCGTAAGGGGTCTGACGTCTCGGCATACTGAAAAGTATTTCGAGCGGTGAGGGTTCGCCATCCCATGTATGGCAGTATTAGTTACTAGATCACAGTAAAGCGCGGCGTGCTCTAGGAGTGTTACCGTTATGGTGCACAATAAGAGCCTAGATCCGTATACACAGATCATCGCTGCTTTACTATGTGACGTTCAAACGCTACATAGTGAAGTTTTCACCAAACGTGATGTACGTTTAACTACCGAAAAAGTAGTTAAGCGCGTATCACGGGAAGGCATCGGTTTTCTCACGAAAACCTTACCACGTCTAGGCAAAGCTCTTGATAGAGCTCTGTCTGGAGAAGTTCCATTAGACTCGTTGACACTTGGCTTCGCAGCCAAGCCTCAAAGTAAGCTTCCGAGATTTCTCGGTGAGCTTTTCCAATGCGTCTTCTCTCATGACGGCTGGATTCTTCCAACTCCATGTGTAGACTGCATCAAATCGCTACGGCAACTTCTGTTTGTTTTTTACAAACTTGAGTTACCGTACGACTCTGTCCAAGAATCAAAGGTGATCAATCAGTTTGTAAAAACTGAGGATGACCTCGACGCTTGGCGCGTAGAATTGGACAATATGTTCAACTCTATCATAGCTAATCCGGCGGAGAAAATAACCAGAGATGGTTATGATCTTGGCCGCGTTATTCGCAAAGCTAGAAGTCTTTTATCAGACTTATTTAGCTTTTTTGATCCGTTGGATATACATCCCAAGCACGGACCTGGTGCCGTTTCCACTCGGGAACGGTTGTCAGAGAAGTACACTTGGAGTGTTATCTCCCCTCGGATACTACAGACATACCCGTTGGACGCTTTCTTTTTTGCGTCAAATGGCCATGTTTGTGATGAACTCATTGGTGATAACACCATACAGTTCGGTGAGTCATCTGCACGAGTTATTCTTGTGCCGAAGGACTCTCGCGGGCCTCGACTAATATCCTGTGAGCCACTCGATTTTCAGTGGATCCAACAGGGTTTAGGGAGGGCTATCGTCCAACTAGTTGAATCTCACCCTTTAACAAGGTGGAACATCAACTTCACTAACCAACAACCTAACCGGTTTGGGGCCCTTCTCGGGTCAAAGACCGGCGGTTATGCGACCTTGGACCTTAAAGAGGCCTCAGATCGTGTATCGGTTAGTTTGGTTCGCCTACTTTTCCCAGCACACCTTACTGATGTGTTGATGAACTGTAGGAGTCAGATGACGGAATTGCCGGGTGGTGGTAAGTTATTGCTCAATAAGTTTGCGCCAATGGGGTCAGCATTATGCTTCCCTATAATGGCCATAACTATATGGGCTCTTCTCACTGCCGGACTTCCGGATGCGGTATGTGATCCAGATCGCCGTAGCCGTCGTAAGACGGTTTCCGACATTCGGGAGAGCATACTCGTGTACGGTGATGATGTGATTGTACCCACGGCGCAAGCCGCGAACGCAATCCGCATACTAGAGTCGTTTGGTTTATTAATTAACCGCGACAAAAGCTGCGTCGGTGGATTCTTTAGAGAATCCTGTGGCATGGATGCCTACTTAGGCATTGATGTTACTCCAGTGCGTCTTCGCACTGTCTGGACTCATCACCCATCCCCTGGTGTGTATACTTCGTATATTGCTTTCTGCAATGCGATGTTTCACAGACGGATGTATTGTACGTACGACCTCG